CACCAGAAATAAGTACTTGGGGATTACCACAATATGAATTGGAAGAAATTATAATATGAACAAATACATTGTAACTACAACCATACAACCTCCAACTGAAGCGACCCTTTTATTTTCTAAATTGCAAGATTGGAAGTTAATAATTGTTGGAGACAAGAAAACTCCACATACAGAATATGATAATGGAAATTGGATTTATCTTCATCCAGATTATCAGCAAAAAACTTATCCAGAAACTAGTGATTTAATTGGTTGGAACTGTATCATGCGAAGAAACATTGGATTTCTAGAAGCTTATAAACTTGGAGCAGATATAGTAGCCAGTGTTGATGATGATAATATTCCTTATAAAGAATGGGGAGAGGAGCTTTTGGTGGGACAAGACCTTCCAGTTAAAATATTCCACAACCCAATAGGGGTTTTAGACCCTCTTCAATTAACTAATCATCCTGAACTGTGGCATAGAGGTTTCCCAATTGATAGGCTTTATGAAAAGAAAACTGTAACTTATACTGGAATTGAAACTAAAGAGGTTATATTTCAAGTGGGACTTTGGGATGGTGACCCAGATGTGGATGCTCTCTGTAGATTAATGTTTAAACCAACCAACCTAAATTTAACAATAAATGATACTTTTTCTTCAGATAACTATATTCCTTTTAATAGTCAGAATACTTTTATAGCTAGAAAGGCTCTTCCTAGTTATATGGTACTTCCTCATGTTGGAAGGTCAGATGATATTTGGGGTGGATACATAGCCGAATATATTCTTAATACTAGACCTATTTTTACTAAAGCTACTACATACCAAAAAAGAAATGAACAGCACATCTATAAAAACCTAGATGATGAACTTCTAGGTTATAGAAAAACAAGTAGACTATTAGATGCTATGCATATGTGGAATGCAATAATACCAGAAAAGACACTCAGGGCTTTTAATTCTTATAGAAATGAGTTTACTAGACTATGATTCCATTAAAACTTAATAGAGGAATAGACCAAATAATCTGGAATAATTTTTATTATGATTCTTTTTATGTAAATATAAAAAATATTCTAGAACAAAATGGAATTAAAACAATAATAGACATAGGTGCTTCATCTGGATTATCAGCACTTTATTTTCTCCAACTCCCAACTGTAGAAAAAATTTACTGTGTAGAACCAGACCCCGAAAGTTATGGCATGCTTCTTTCAAATCTTGAATCTGTAATGCGTATTATAGAACCACATAACGTAGGAATCTATTATGGATTATCAGAATCTAAAGCCATAGGTATAGGAGATGAAAACCCTCTAGGATATTCATTAGAAGATATTTGGAAAGAACACCCACTAGGAGATTGTACTCCAAGAGAGTATCCCAATAAAGTATTTAAGTTAGTAGAACTAGAGACCATAGTAGATGAACCCGTTGATTTAATAAAGATGGATTGTGAGGGTTCAGAATATAACATTATAGAAAACTCTAGAGTAGTATACGGAGCTAGGTTCTTAATGATTGCTTTTCATAACCACCCAGAAGGATATATAGACACCTTTATACAAAAACATCTTCCAACATATAAAGTACACGCTTTTGATGGTTCTCAGGCTCACTTTGAAGGGTTGTTTGAAAAAGCATGAAAATTTTATTTGTAGAAAAAAGAACAAGAACAGATAAATTAGGAATACTATATCTAGCTAGTATTTTAAGTAATGCAGGTCATTCAGTTGACCTAATTCAAACTGATTTAGATAACATAGATGAATATTTAGAGAAAAGTGAACCTGAATTTATAATGTATTCAGTAATGTCTGCTGAAAAAGCTTGGTTTCTTAGAACTAATTTAGAACTAAAGAAAAAGTATGCATTTAAATCGGTTATGGGTGGTCCACACTTTACTTTTTTTCCAGAAGAGGGTATGGAAGATGAGGATGTAGATTTTGTAGTGCAAGGTCCGGGAGAAGGTGTAATTTTAGACATAGTTGAAGGTAGAACAAAAAATAAGTTTGTATTAGGTCATCTTCCAGATATTAATTCTTTACCAGAACCAAAAAGAGATATACTTTATAAGTATGATGAGTTTGGTAAATCTAGAATGAAGAGATTTATAGCTGGTAGGTACTGTTTATTTAGTTGTACTTATTGTTTTAATCATCTATTTAAAAAACTATATAGAGATGAAAAAGGACAGTTCTTTCAAAGAAACTCTCCTGAAAGGATGATTGAGGAAATCAAGCATGTTAAGGAACAGTACGGTCTTGAGTTGGCTTATTTTAATGATGACGATTTTGCGGCTAATAAGGAGTGGTTATCTGATTTTTGTGATAAATTCAGACCACTTGGAATGGAGTTTTGTGGTTCAATTAGAGCGAGTAGTGTAGATTATGACAGTCTTAAGATGATGAGAGACGCTGGTTGTACTTTTATGAATATTGCTATGGAATCAGCGAATCCAAAAACTCAAAAGTTTTTAAGACGTGGTTTTGTAACTAATGAACAAATCATAAATGCATGCAAAATTAGTGAAGAACTAGGAATTAAAATTAGATTACAAAATATGGTAGGTTTACCAGTAGAAAATCCTTTGCAAGACGCTTTAGAAACTCTAGAAATGAATCAAAAAATTAATCCCACAGATTCTTGGGCTTCAATTTTCCAACCTTTTCCTAGAACAGATTTGTGGCAGTTCTGTATAGATAATGATATAATTGATGATAAGACAGATACTGGAGATTTCTTTAAGCATACGGTCCTAAAAATTCCAGATGCTGAAAAGATTGATAGATTACAAAAATGGTGGTTCTTCGCTATAAAGTATCAAATACCAATAGAAGTAATAAAAGTTTTAATTGAATTACCTTATACAGAAGAACAACTACAAAAACTACAAGATATTCGTTGGGATATCGGAAAGAGGCTTTTATATGGGATTTAAGAGATTAGTTTTTTATAATCATTTTGGAGCAGGAGATATTTTCGAGTCTAGAGAGTTTGTTAAAGATTGGATGAAGCTAGTTCCAGCAGAAAAATACTTTTATGCACATGGAAAACATCCTAAAATTCTAAAAGACCTTCCAGAACTAGAATTTACACCCGTTACTGAAGAAATGAATGGAATGAAAGACGTAACTTTTTCTGGAGAAGATTTATTTGTAAATACTTGGATTGGAAGAGATGGAAGATATGTACTTCCTGGAATTGGTTGTGTAGTAGAAAAACTTTATGAAATGCATAATGATATGCTTTATAGATATGGTTTTGGACAACTTCCTAGACAGATTCTGGAGTATGTTCCTACACTTGATTATTCTTATTATAAAACAGATACAATAAATGATTTTATAGCTAAGTATTCTGGGGGAATGATATTAATTAGTAATGGAAATGTCCAATCAAGTCAAGCTAATAACTTTGATATGACCCCCTCTATTTTATCAATATGTGACAAGTTTACAAATAATACTTTTATAATAACTCAACCTATTGTAGAAACTAAGCCAAACTTATTTTTATCTACTGATATAATTAAATCAGAAGAACCTTTTGATTTAAATGAAGTTTCATATCTTAGTTTATTCTGTGGTACAATAATTGGTAGAAATTCTGGACCCCACGTTTTTGCTCAAGTTTTACCTAATTGGATGAGTAGCAATAGTAAGAAAATATTATCTTTTACTTATACAAATATAGCGGCGACTTTTGTACTTAATCAAACAGTTAGGATGAGAAAATTCTGGTCTCCAGCAACTACACCAGAAGAAGTAACTTCTACTATGGAAAGGGTGATTGAATATCATGAATAAAATTTTAGTGGGAATAGGAACCTTTGGTAATCTTCAATTTACCAAAATGACCATAACTTCAATAAAAGAAACTTCAAGCTATCCCTTAGATTTTTTTATAGTAATAGGAAAACCAAATGATTTTGAAACCAGAGATTATTGTGTAGAAAATAATATTCCTTTTACTATGCATGAACAGAATATGGGTTTCCCATACTCTGTAAATGATATCTATGACTATGCTTGGAAAAAGACTAATAAAATAATTTATGACTATCTTATTATAACTGGTAATGATATTGTAGCTTATCCTTATGCTATAGATTCATTAATTGAAGTAGCAGATAATTATGACTATGAGGTTATAAGTGGTTCTCAATATGATATTAGAAGTTTGATTACAGAACATCCAGAAGCAAGACAGTGGTTTTATGGAGATGCTCTTCTGTTTAATAATTTTGATATACATCCTTGGGAACTATTTATAGGATATTCTAAAGAACCCTTAATTTCTGATATGGCTCTTTCTGATATTCAAAATTTTTGCTTATATAAAAAAAGTGTATTTGATAAAATAGGATATACAGATGTTAATTTTTATCCCGCTTACTATATTGATAATGACTATGCAAGACGAATTGTAAATTCAGGAATTAGATGTTGCACCTTAAGAAATGCTAGATTCTTTCATTTCTGGAGTAGAACCATCTATCAAGAAACTGGTGGCAGTAATCCCCATTTCTTTGAGAATAATAGACAATATTATGTTACTAAGTGGGGTGGAGATTTTGGTTCTGAATTATACCAAGCACCCACTTTGATTGATAGTCGTGAGGGAGAATTAGAGAAGATTCTTCATTGGAAAAGTAGATAATGCCAATCCTTGAGAAAGTCTCCCAAGATGACCTTATTCTTTATGAAATTATGAGAAATCCGGTCTTATTTGGTGAGTTCATTTATAATGTAGATAAACTAGAGTCAGAAGATAGCTTTAAACTTGACATTTATCAACAAGAATTTCTTTGTGATTTCAGTAGTTATGTTTCTTTTATGGCTGCTCGTGCAGTTGGTAAAACCGTGTCGTTGTCTATAGAACTCATCTGGTTGATGGTTATGAACATCTTTCCAGAAGACTACTTAGTTTACTCGGTTCCAAATAAAGTACATCTAGAACCTGTTTTTGCTAATCTAACAAGATTGTTTCGTTCCAATTCTTTACTAAAACATTTTATAGAACCAAAAGGGGGAATAAATGGTTCTGAATTCTCAATAAAACTTCTAAATCAATCTAAATTAATTTGTCGTATTGCTGGACAAAGTGGAACTGGTGCTAATGTTATTGGTTTGCATAGTCCCTTTGTAATCGTAGATGAAGCTGGTTATTATCCTTGGGGAACTTGGGTTGAGTTACAACCAACTCTAAACACATGGCAACTTGGTTTTCGACTTTCAGTAGCAGGAGTTCCTACAGGTTTAAGAGAAAATAATGTTCTTTATCATGTTGATGAAGAAAATACAAACTACTCAAAACACAGAGTCACCGCTTATCAAAATCCTAGATGGGGAGAAGAAGATAAAAATAGAGCTATTGAACAATATGGTGGAGAAGATTCAGATGATTATGTTCATCTAGTATTAGGACAACATGGTAGACCAATCTTTGCTCTATTTGATAGAGGAACCTTTGATATTCAAGTTTATCCTATTTGGAAATTAGAAATAGATGGAATTAGACTTTCAGATAATTTAATAGAAGTAATAAGTAGATTGGGAACTATTCCTGGTTTACCAAATAAAAAAAATGTTTGCTTGATGGGAATAGACTTAGGATATACGGAACCCACCGCTATTTGGATAAACTATATTGATGATTTTGGAAGGATGAAGTTTCACGCTAAGATAAAATTAACTAAGGTTTCTTATCCTCTTCAAGAAAAAATAATAGACATGCTAGATACAAAATTTGAACCTGTAGTTATAGGAATTGATAAAGGAAGTGCTGGTATTTCAGTTATTCAAAATCTTATAGAACATAAAGATTGGACACACAAAAATTATCAGAACAAAATAATCCCAATTGATTTTTCATCTTCAATGGTTTTAGGAATTGATAAAGATGGAACCGAAATAAAACAAAAAACTAAACCTTTTACAGTTTCTGTATTACAAGATTTTACTATTAATAAAAGATTGATATTTTCTTCTACTGATATGGAAATGATAACAGAACTAGAAAGAATGACCTATTCTAAAACTCCATCTGGAGAAATAGTTTATAAGACTTTAACAATTAAAGGCGGTAAAAAAGGTGAAGACCACTTTACCTCTGCTCTTCTATGTGGAGTTTCCGCTTATTATTTGACTAATGAATTTTCTTTTCTTAAAAGAGATAAGGTAAGATTAATTAGTCCACAATGGGTGTAAATTATGACAGCAAAGAAAAAAGATGTCCAAATAAAAGTTGAATTAAAAGAAGCTAAAGCAGTGGCTGAACCCAAACCAGTAAAATTCGCTGAGGCTCAATTAATGAGTTTAGACCAACCATACTATATGCTCAATCCTTGGAGATTAACCCCAGATAGGATGAGAGACATAGATTTTCAAGAGTATGCAAAAATTATAAAGAAGTGTAGATTTTATTATAGAAAAGACGCTATGGCTTCTACAACTATTAATAAAATGATTGATATTGGTATTACAGAAATATTATTTTCTAAGAATAAACTTAGTGATAATGAATTTAGAATATTTGAGGCTTTAAAACCTAGTTTATTTCGGTACGCTAGAGAACTAGCTCTAGAATATTTAATTTCTGGTTTAGTTGTTCCAGAGATTAGTTATGGTGTTAAAAACAAAGATGAAATGAGACTAATGAGAATGGAGGTTAAAAAAGCAGAAAGCTTAATTCTTCCTACTTCTATGTGGATACGAGACCCATTGACTATAGAAATTAAACAGGTACTGCAAGATAGACCAACTTATTTTGCTATTGTTCCTCAACAACTAATAGATTTTATTACTAAAGACGCTACCTATCCAAATGGAATTCAAGATACTAAGATGCTTGCAAATCTAAAAGTACAATATCCTGAATTTGTAAATAGTGTTGTTGATGGACAAAAAACTTTTCTATTAGATAATCCATTAATATTTAGAAGATATGTTTTACCAGATTCACCATATCCAATACCCTATTTAAATCCTGCTTTGGATATTTTGGAACATAAACGAAACCTTAGAAAAGCTGATTATTCTCTTGTAGCAAAAATTCTAGGAGCCATCTTACAAATTAAGGTGGGAAGTGATAACTATCCTGTTACAGACTCTGAAGAAGACAACGCTAGAATGGCTACTTTAAGAAACACCCTACAATGGAGAAATTTTAATACTTTGGAAGTAGATAATATTTTTCAATTATTTACAGACCATACTGTAGAATTGCAGTGGGTATTTCCAAATATTGAGGTTTTAATTAGTGAAAGTAAATACATAGAAGTCAATGAAGAAATTTCATTAGCACTAGGATTTCCTAAAATTTTAACAACAGGAGAAAGTTTAAAAGCAACTGGAGCATCTACAGAATATGCTTCAATCTCTCCTGTTAAAACTATGGAAACATTTAGAACAGAAATTATAGAGGTTATTAAAGACATCTGTTTTCAAATAGTGGACCAAAATGGTTTAACAGACATGCCAGATGTATTCTTTAAACCCATTAATATTCATGACTTTAATACTTGGGTTACTGCAATCCAAACATTATATACAACTGGTGGATTAAGCAGAGATTCTTACGCTGATATCTTTGGTTACTCTTTTAAAGATGAACTAGAAAAACGTGAAGATGAACAGAAGATGCTAGAAGATTCTGGATTACCTGAATTTGCACCTCAACCCTTCAGTCCTCAACCTAATGTTCCAGGACAGAATAATAACAAAGCTGTACCAAATGACAACAAAACTGTACAAAAGGAAGGAAGTAAACAAATCCCTCCTAAAACACAGAATAAACCTGCACCAGTTAAAAAACCAGCAGGTAAATAAAAAGCACAGTAAAAATGTGTAAAAGTAGGTGAAAAACATGACCAATGAAAGTATTTTTGACACAAATATAGATAATCTAGTACAATTAGTTAATGATGATGAATTAGCATCTGAAAATGAAGCTATTTCGTCTGTACTAATCAATCCTGCTGTAACCTGGGCTAAGTTTATTCTAACTGACGATATGCCAAATAAGAATAAGCAAAGGATTCCTGAATCTGAATTTGATAATCTAATTAGAACAGGAATTTATATGCCAATTAAAATGGCGTATGAGAAAATGGGTGACCACAAAGAGGCGTTCCCCCTTGGAGTAATAACCCACTTGAAAAAAGCAGGGAAACAAATTAAAGCCCTAGCTGCATTCTGGTCTCAAGAAAGACCAAAAGATATAGAATATATTAAAACAGCTTTAGCTTCAAAGCAACCCGTTAATGTATCATGGGAGATTCAATACGCAGATTCTGATTTAGAGGATGATGGTATTACTGCTTTGAAGGATACTTCTTTAAAAGGAGTTGTTATTGTGGCTACCCCCGCCTATGCAGGTAGAACTCCCATATTAGCAATTGCTTCAGACTGGAGTACCGCTTATCTAAAAGAACTACCCGATGATTCTTTTCTTTATGTTAAGAAACAAGATGATGGTAGTACTTTAAGATTATTTCCTTACAAAAATAGAGATGGAAAAATCAATAAAGAAAAGATTGACGAGGCTTTGGCTAGCACTTCTTATGCTGACCTTCCATCAGATGTGAAAGAAATTATTACAGTAAAAGTCTCAGAAATACCAGAACCTGTAATAAACTTACAGTCGGAAAATAATAACATGGAGGATAATAAAGTGGATGAATTAGATATCCTAAAAACAAAGGTTTTAGACTTGGAAAGAGCTTTGGGTGAGAAGGATGCTACTATAGCTGCACTTCAAGCTCAGTTAGCTGAACTTCCTGGTCTTCAGGAGTTTAAGGCTTCAATTGATAAGAAAGAAGCTGAGGCTTCCCAACTTTTGGAAATTAAGAAATTGTTTACCGAGGCTAAGATTGAAAAACCTGAGTCTTACTTCGATGAGAATAAAGAAAAATTTTTATCCCTAGATAAATCAGGACTTGAGTTTTTCGTTCAAGAACTGGCTTCTTTTAAGGATGCTTCCGCTAGTGAAAATAAAGAGGATAAGAAACCTAAGATTCCTCCCATGACTGGCGACATAATAACTAATGAGCCTTCTATGGCTGAACTAGTCGAAGGGTTAAAAGCAAGACATAACCCTAAGAAAGAAACTAAAAAAGAATAAATTCGGAGGAATTTAAACATGGAGATTAACCGTTTTGAAGATGTTATTGGAGCGGTAATACAAGCTGATACTATTGAGGGTAGATTTGTTTGTTTAACTTCTAACGCTATTGGTACTATTGACTTTGGTTCTCAAAGTGATTTACCTGGTGCTAGAATTCCAATTGGTTTGGATGAGGCTAACCGTTCACACTTCGTTGTGACTTGGCCTGTTGATAACAAACAGACTCCTTTTTATCAGCCCTACCCTTCCTTTACTTTTGCTCTTAGACAGGGGTTTGAACAAGCTGCAAACGCCCCATTCACCGCTAAGGTATGGACAACTTATCCTGGAAATATGGATAACCAAATTATACCTTCTGGTAACTTGTGCTTATTGTTTACTGATGGTATATTTACTATTCCCTCAGGTCAGTTTATCTATGACGCCAACATTATTAAACCAGGTTCTGCAATTGTTGTGGAATATTCTGGTGCTGATGCTGGTAAACCTAAGTACCAAGCAGCTTCAGCTTGGGGTGTGATTGGTTACACCGTTAAGTTTGATTTAGCTACCTATTCACTCACTGTGAAAGTAGAAGCATAATTAATTTAGGAGGACTTAAATAAAATGGACGAGAAAGAATTAAAGGAGGCTGTCGCTTCCTACATGAAGGACCCTGCGAAGAGAGACGCCCTAGCTGCATTGATTGTGGAGTATATTCAACCTAATCATATTACGACTGATTTTGTTGGAATGCTTTTAAATACTAGAAGCCTGAATCCAGGTGATGCACTATTAAAGAAAGTTCGCAAAGGTATCCGTGTTAACACCCTAGTTCCAGGAGCTATTCATTTAGCCTCTGAAATCACACTAACTGAGCGTATGAACTTCATGCTCGATGGTGCTGATGTCAAAGTTACTGCAAATGAGTGGGAACTTGAACAGGGAGCCATTGGTACGGTTGATGAGATTAAAGCTGAAATGCTTTCAAAACTCAAAGACTTCTATATGACTAAAGTTTTTACAGCCTTAACAACTGTGTGGTCTGCTTCTAATACCCCTACTAACTTTACTGCTGTTGGTGCTCAAGTAACTGCTACTGCTTTGGAGAACGCCATTGACTGGATTAATAAGACAACTGGTGGAGTAAAAGCTGTTGTTGGTTCAAGAGCTGCAATGATTCCAATTTCAAAGTTTGGTGGGTTCTGGAATGACCACGCTGTTACCCCCACAGTTTGGGGTAGAGACGCTGCGATTGAAGAAGTTATGCAACGTGGTATTCTCGGTAAGTATTATGGTGCTCAATTGATTACCATAGACCAAGTTTATAACTACATTGATGTTTATCAAAAGATGATTCCTGAAGATAGAGTTTTGGTCATTGGCGATAACGTTGGTGAGTTTATTACTTATGGTGATGTCAAAACAAAACAATGGACCAATATGGAGCCAACCCCTCCACAATGGTATCTTGAGTTATATCAGCAATTTGGTATGATAATTGACAATGCTATGGGTATTTATGTTCTAAAACTCGGCTAATTTTTAGCGGGATAATGGGGAGACCCTCAAAAAGTCTCCCCAATTTTTTGAGAAAGGATTATTAAAATGGATGGTGAAACTAGCTTCGTATTTTCTGCTATGCAAACTGGTACTCCTTACAAGAGTTATCGGAAAACTATATTAGGTAAAGTTTATATTACAGTACTAAATCCCTTTTCTAATCAACCAGAAGGGTTGCTCTTAGAGGGAGACACAGCTGACCCCAAATCAATTATAGAAATTTGGACAGAAAAAGATGATGTCTTTTTCCGCAGAATGAATAAAATTCATTTTGATGAGGGTGCTATAATTGAATTTAAGAAAGATACAAATGCTGTTCCAGAAAGAACTATTGAAGCTTTTACAGATGAGGAACTAAAGGTTGTAATTAACCAAAAATACCTAGCTCTGCTTGCTACTTTAAATAAGACCGATAAAGAAGCAGTTCTTTATAGAATGCTGAGTTTAGCTCAAGTTATGGAAAAGTCAGAGAAGATAATTAAGGTTATTGAGAGTAGATTGGCTGAAGTTCAAGAAACAGGACTTCCCCAACCTAATAATGAAGTACTTCTTGAAAAATAGTAAGTCGGAGGATTTATAAAATGATAAGTGACAAATCTAGAATAACAGGATTTGTTAGAGCACAAGTTTTTGGTCCAGATGGGAAGATTAAAAGGTTCCCCCAAAGTTGGTGGAGAAAATTACTAGGAATTCCTGGAAAACCAATGATTTCAGAAGTCCACAACATAGTTACCGATGAGGGTGATGCTCTTGTTGCAGATATAATGTCTAATACTCCAGCAAGAACTAAAGTGGATAACTCTAATGGTTATATCCAAGTAGGAACAGGATGGACAGGTACAAGTCCTAAGACAAATCAAGTATTAAATGCAGCCACAGGTTCCCCAAAGGGAATGGAAGCTACTTATCCTAAACAGAAAGGTGCTTTTGGTGCTGCTAATGATAATGTTACTCAATATAGAGTAATTTTTACTGCTGGTCTTTTGAATGCTAGTGGTATAAATGAAGCTATAATTTTTAACAACGTAACTCCCGCAAGCGCAGATAGTTTAGCTTATGGTCAGATTACACCATCTGTAAACGTAACTACTGTTGATACTTTACAGATAGATTGGGAATTAACCTACTTGGGTGCATAGGAGAATATTATGAGAGTAGCTGCTGAAGTTTTAGCTTCCCAAGGTGTAAGTACTGTCTATGATTCTACTAGATGGTATCTAGGAAACCATTTAATGCGTCAAAGAACAGATGTATCCCCTAACTTTGTAGGTCCAATAGCAATGGCTGTCGCAAGACCCTTTGAAACTGCTGGAGCAATTCCAGGATATTGTCCTTGGGCTATTGCTAAAGATTACAATACTGATTATGTTTTCTTAGCTGACCAGTTTACTGCTGCTGCTACTAGAAGAATTCAATTATATGAATTCAATAAAAATAACAGTTCTTGGCTTTGGAAAGGTTTTACTACAGTAACTTTTCCTACTGCTACCGCTTATACCATCAAAGCAATGAGAATGACCAAAGATGTCTATAATGATGGTTATGTGGTTGTAAATGGTAGTACTGTTAGTGGATATTTTAATGATTTTTCATTATTTGATGGTGGTTCTAGAATTGGATTTGGTACTACTGACCCCGCTCAAGTTTCTACTTGGTACGAACTTAGAAACTGGAGCAAACCCGTTTCTGGTGGTCCTAACTATCTATTGACCAACTATGCTGGTGGTACTTATAGTGGAGTTTATGTACTTGAAGATTGGAGATGTGTTTTAGCTACCACTAATGCCACAGCTACAAATGGTGGATTATATGTAATAAAAGGACTACATCCAGGAATCTTTCAAGTTGGTGGTACTACTATTCCCTCTGGTTCTACAATAGATAATATGAGAGCCTGTATTTGGTTAGCGGATGCTGCTACTGAAAGTAACACCGTTGCTGTTGGTGCTGGATTGGAAGATAGAATAAACTGGTGGAATCATAATGTCTTTGTTTTGGATACTGCTGGTGGTGTAACAATCTTTAAATATAATTTACGAGCACCACTAGATACAGGTATGGCTGCTGGTAAGACTATTTCTGGATTTATGTACAAAACAGGTGCAAGTGCTCTTACTGGTACTGTTGGTACAATTAACAATGGTAGATGGGAAACTGTACAAAGTGGTCCAGCTTCTGGTATGCCAAGTCTTTATTTTGCTACTACTACAAGAGTTTATAGAGCCGCTACTTCTGGTATTCAAGTTGGAGTCACTAACTTTCTATCTGATGCTATGACGGAAAACCCACCTGGTGGTGTTGCTACTTATGCTGCAACTGCTACTATGTCTATGGTAGATACTATGGAGTCAATTGATAGACTTTTAATTGGAAATACCTCTGCTGCTTCTGCTCGTGAATATATAACTCAATATAGAACAGATGCGGGTCAGTTTGACCATATTTTCTTAGCAGAAGATAAACAAATAGACCAAGGTGCTGAAGATGTGGGAGCTGCTCCTCATCCTTCTCTACTGATAGCTCAGATGTATTTCTGGACAGAAAATGGAATGTGTTACGCTGCAAGAGCTGGTATTACCGCAGTAACTAACTTACTGTATGCTTGGCCTCTTGGAGCAGATTGGCAGTATGCTTCAAAAACTAACTCAAGAATTATAACTCCAGCCATAAACACACCCAACTGTAATAAATATGTAAGAGTTCTAGTTACAAATGCAGAATATGTGGGAAGTGTTAATCTTGGAAAGCCAGTTGACCCCTTTAGAGTTTATTATAGAACCGCTGGTATTTCTGATAATAGTGGTGGTTGGAGTCTAGTTACTGATACGGGTGATTTAAGTGCTGTTGGTGGTGCTGCTCAAATTCAATTTATGATTGAATTTAAAACAATTTCAGAGTGGTGTATATCAGGTAGAATTTATAACTTATCTGTTGTTTATGATGACATGGATACTGATTATCATTATCAACCCTCAATAAAGTGGTCTGATGTAACCAATAAACGTTTTGCTTGGAGAATGAGTCAACTTTGGAATGGTACAGTTCCAACTATGAGAGTTAGAATTTATGATGCAGTTACTAATGGTCTTCTAGTTGACGATGCTACTGTTGCTCCTACAGGAACCTGGGAAAAATCTATTGATGGTGGTGGAAGTTGGATTGCTTACAATACTAGCGATAAAGCAAATGAAATTACTTACATTAGATATACTCCAGCCTCTCTTGGAGATAATATTAGAGTTAGAGCACTATTGACAACTTATTAGAGGTTAAATGAGTCTCGATGATATTGTTGTCTCAGGTTGGCATAATTCTGAATTAATCTCGGAAGAAGCAGGTTCAGGAACAATTGTCCTTGATATTTTAAGTGGACAAACAGATTGGGATTTACTCTTAGGAGAACTAGTATTAGTAATTCCTTCGGGTACAACAAGTTCAGGAACAACCTATAGTCGTGGGAGAGTAATAAATGCGTAACCTAAAAGTTTCCACCGCTGTTGATATTATGGTTTTTATGACTAGTTCAACAGACCATGTTACAGGAAAAGAAGCACTAACTCTTACTATTACTGCTAGTAAAAATGGTTTAGCTTTTGCTTCTATAACTCCTACAGCTATAAATGAAAGAGGAAATGGTTGGTATGATATTACTCTTTCTACTTCTCATACTGATACTCTTGGTCCTTTAGCTTTACATATTACTGGAACTGGAGCTGACCCCACAGACTGTCTTTTTCATGTTCTTTCTAATAATCTTCAAGCCGCAGATGATGTAAATTCCTACCAAGCTAAAACATGGATATTTAGAGATACTGCAACCTCAGTTGATAGATATATAGTAGCCTTCTTTAAAAATGGACAACCCATAACAACGGGTATATCTTCTCCAACTATTCAGGTTATTAAAGCAACTGATGGTGCTGATTTAATCACTGTAGTTGGTCTAACTCAAATTGCTTCTCTTGGATTATATAAAAGAGATGAACCTACTAATAGAATTATAGTTGGTTCAGGTTATCTAATTAAAACCCAAGCAACTGTTGACAGTGCTTCTAGAACTTGGTATCAACCTATAGGAAGAGACAGTTAATGTCCTATCCTATTCAACGTGGGGAAAGTTATCTAGAATTTGATGATGACGACATCTACATTTTCATTTCTGCTGGTGGACATTCTTATATAAGAGCAATTTATGAGAATCTAGGAATCACAGATTCCCTAATAAGAACTGCTACTTATATTAGACCCTTAACAAATACTGAAGGAATAACTGATTCTTTAGTTAGAAAAGTAACTTGGATAAGAACACTTGCTAACCAAGTAGGAATTACAGATATTCTAACTAGAAGTATGAAATGGGTTAGAAGTATCTTAGATACAGAAACAATAACTGATATTCTTATTAGAAGTGCAAAATGGATAAGAAGTATATTAAACACAGTGGGAATTACTGACCTACTTACTTATCTAAAAAACTATATAACAGTAACCGTTTTTATTGAGTTAAAAAGAACTCTAAATATTGCTACTTCTATAATAAAAACATTAATAACTTCTACAAAACTAGATAAATCACTAAATATAGATACAAAAGATGAAAGATTTATAGATAGAACACAAACTATTTCAGGAGACTTAGTTATCTCCACTAAGATTTCTAAAGATACTGGAATAGTTCATTAAGAGGAACTATGACAACTGTTCAAAAAACTGTAGCTAAAGATGCAATAGGAGTAACCTTTAAATTTACTGTAGTAGAAGATGGAGCAGCCCTCCCTCTTCAGTCTGCTACAATTAAAAGGTTTATTTTTAGAAAACCAGTAAGTGATGTAGATTTAACAGTAAATGCAAGTTTTTATACAGATGGAAGTGATGGAATTTTAAAATATGTAACAGTAAGTGGGGATTTAAATGAGGTGGGATTATGGACTGCTCAAGCCTATCTTGAGGTTGGAGTTTTTAAAGGTAATACTGATACTACCACATTCATTGTAGAAAGTAATCTATAGAGGTAAATAATGTCTCAAAACGTTGATTATTTAATACCATATTTAAGATTAAAACTTGGGGATATTAATCCAGCTTCTTATAGATATCTAGATGAGTGGATAAAGACCTCTTTACTTTTATCTATTAGAACATTAGGAAGACGTTGGGATAATAAGTATGTAGTTACTGATAGTGGGATAGTTACAAGAAATATTACTTATATAGATTGGGAATTTGATGAATCAAGTGGTACTATTCAAGATAAAGATGAAAACCCAATTCTTCTGCAAGCTGCATTAATTATATTGGAAGGAAGTTTAGAGAATTCTGCGTGGGATATAGGCTCATGGAGGGATGCAGAAATATCTGTCTCTAACATAGAACAAGGGAGATTAAGGGATGGGACAATCATTAAAATGCAAACCGAACTAGATTCTATTCTAAAACCGCCAATTAAAAGATTGGTAAGAAGTTCACGAAGAACACTAATTCCAGAAATATCTGGACAGAACTAGAGAAAGGATTTAAGGATAATGGAAGAAAAAACAAGGATTTTATGGATTTCAGATTTAGTAACACCGACAGGATTTTCAAGGGTAGCACATTCGATTATAAATAATCTATCTGAGAAATTTGAAGTATTCGGTTTAGGGATAAACTATTATGGTGACCCACACCCTTTTAAGTTTCAAATTTTCCCTGCGCCTACACAAGGACATATATATGGGTTTAATAGGTTACCAGGGATTCTACAATTAGTAAAACCTAAGATTATTTTCATGCTAAATGATGTTTGGGTTTTAGATTCTTACTTAAGAACAATTAAAGACTGTTATAAAGATAACCCTCAAGATATACCAAAGATAGTGGTGTATTTTCCCGCAGACGCTGAAGACCATGACCCTGATTGGTATCAGAATTTTGACATAGTTGAAACAGCTGTGGTTTATTCAGAGTTTGGTAGAGCAGTAGCTACTAAAGCTGCACCACAATATAAATTTCATATTATCCCTCATGGAATTGAAAAAACTCAGTTCTATAAGATGTTTGAAACCAGAAAAGAAGCCAAGGAGAAGCTTTTTTCTGTACAACCAAAATTATTTGATAGTTTTATTTTCTTAAATGCAAATAGAAATCAACCAAGAAAACGTATTGATATTACCATAGAAGCTTTCAAAATATTTGTTGATATGGGAAAGCCAGACAATGTAAAACTATATCTACATATGGGAATAGTAGATGCTCATCATGTAGACGTATTAAAAATGGCTAGAAGATTTGCTATAGAAGAGCGTTTAATTTTATCTAATTTAAACTCAGGAGTTCAGAGAGTAGATGAAGAAATGTTAAATCTAATCTATAACTCTTGTGATGTTGGTGTAAATACTTCACTAGGAGAAGGATGGGGATTAACTTCTATGGAACATGCTATAACTGGTGCTCCACAAATTGTTCCAGATTCTAGTACTTGTGGAGACCTTTACAGGGATATTGGGATGGTAGTTCCTTGTAAATTTAAACAAACTTTGGATGATATTATGACTACAGGACGGGTTGTACTTCCCGAAGATGTAGCAAAAAATATGGATTTAATCTATCAAAATAAAGAATTATATGCTGATTTATCCAGAAAAAGCATAGAAAAATTCAGTTCTCCTGAATATTCATGGAAAACCATAGCTAAATCATGGGATGAAATCTTCGAGAAAGTATTATGAATATAGTATTTCCATCCAATACCACAGAGATAATTAATGATATTAGGAATGCAGTTGGAAGATTAGCAGATTTCTATTATGTCTATTCTTCACAACCTTGTCCTAGTGGTGCTTGTCATTTAGACCCAATAACCAATACTTCCACAAACTCTTGGTGTACAATTTGTTCTGGAAACTATTGGATTCCACTTTATATAAAGTTTCCAATTCTGGCTCATGTAACTTGGGGAGGGTCAGACATGGCTTCGTGGCAGACTGGTGGAATGATTTTTGATGGAGACTGTACTTTGCAAATTGCTTATTCTGGAGGAATAGAAGATTTAGTTGATAAAACTAGGTATGTAGTAGTTGATAATAAAACAATGGAAATTAAGAAAATGGCCTTAAGAGGTTTTCAAGGTCTAAACAGAGTTATTATAACTCTTATAGAGAAAGAGGATTAGGTATGAGTGGAGAAATTATTCAGGAAGTTCATGTTTTAGATATTGTAAAATACATAGCAAGAAAAAATAAAAAACTACAAGCAATCTTACTTCAAAAATTGGAAGAAACTATAGACCCTAGAGCAGAAGGATATACTGATTTTAGAAAACTAATCTTGGATGAAACTAGTAACTTTTCTAGAGCTATAGTTAGACAAGTATTCGGAGATATTGAGGTTTTAATAAAGTAATGTTAGAAGATATTTTAGAGGATGTCAATTATGAATATAATTCATCTCGTTCCTCTCTTATAAAGTTAGAATATATACAAAGAAAAAGAATGGCTTTAGAAGACAAAATCTATACTTTAAGAGAATCTCTTGCAGAACAAGAAAGAAATGTTCCAGAACAAGCTTCATATAATGCTATTTTTAATATAGAAACAGAAGGTAAAGCAAAAGACATTCTTACAATGAAAGCTATGAATGCTTGTATAGAGAGTCCAGAATTTGATGATTCCTTCTTTA